GGTATAATTAGTACCCAAAATCTAGACACAAAAAAAGCGCCGAACCTTTCGGCTCGACGCATGTGGTTATTTTGGCATAAATGTAAACGACATTTGACGCGGTGATTTCTTATCGTGTTGTTTTACTATATCGTTGCACGAAGTGTACCACGAACGACGATTTAAAATTTCTTCGATTTCATCTGGCGGTAATTGTGGTTTGATTGCATTAAAAAAGTTATTAAACTTTTCGTCATCCCATTTAATCATAACACCGATCATTACTTGACCGATGCGGTTCCATTTAAATCTTTCGTCGATCATATCTTGATCTTGATTATATGATAGTGTTTCTAACATTGTTTTGTTTCCTGTAATTGATTGATAGTGTGGGGCGGCCTAGACCGCCCCAGTTTAGTTTAGCGGATTGATTTAACCATCGCTTGTAGTTGCGATATCATAACATCCAAATCCATAGTTGTTTCGAATACCTCTGCTTTTTGTAAGCGGGTTATTACTTTGCCTAGTTCACCTTTGGCAATCGCTTCAGACGATCTTGTCCTAGCATCAGCACCTTGCTTACCGCTTGCTATCTCAGCGTCGATCTGCTCTCTATTCTTTAGTTGCGTTTGCAATCCACCGATTATAGAGTTCGGTTGTCTTGCCCAGTATGATCTATTTCGACCATCGACCACTTTATCACCGGCCGCTTTTGGCGATAGCTCACAAAGCTCTTTAACTCCGGCTGGAAATCCATTCGCTATCATTTGCTTACACCATGTGAACATCTCCTCGGTTGCTGTTGAACCTTTTGAAGTGTTGCTGATTAGGTCAGTGCTTTTGAACCCGCCTGCTTTAAACATATCAAGAACCTTTGTAAGCTTCTTATCTTGGCCGACTACGCCTTTACTAAACTTGGCAATCTCAGCACCTAGCTCGGCGCCTAGCATTGGGTGGTTAGTTAGTTGTGGTAGTATGTCTATCATTCGTGTCATGGTATATCCTTTCGAGAATATATATCTTAGCGTTACAAGATTGTTTCGCTTTTGATAACATCAGTATACGTGTTTGTGTGTGTTGTGTCACAGTATTAGAGGGTAAATGGTAGTAGATCACTACACATACGACACCCCACCTACCCCTATCCCCCCTGCACACCCGCACTATACCCTCAACTCTATAATACTATTCTGCGCAAATATTTTACGTTTCCACGAAATTGGGGCCCCCCTACCTAACTTTTTGATGCCCGTGACTACCCCACCCCCTCGTATATAGAAACGCCTATTATCAAACTGGATTGAAATGCTGTAAAAAATTTTGTATAGTCCCACAAACGAGGGCTAAAAATGACTATACATATTGAACCTGAGCGCGGAGTACCGACCCGCAGAGCTCCGGACATGCAGGACCTTGCAATCAAAACGTCCGCAGCTGCGAAGACGGTAGAATACCTGCATGCCAACGGGCTAAAGGTTGAAGCAACCAGTGCAGACAAGGATACAGCAGCGGCGTTAGCCGTATCTTACGCTGAGAACCCTCACAAAACATCCAAAGTTGCAACGCCTAAGCGAGTGGCCCAGTTGACACCCGCGACTTTACTGTTGACAGACAGAATCCTGAAGGATTTCGGACACTCTGTAGTGAAAAGTGCAACGCAAGTACGCCACTTAGTGACAAATAAGCTGATCGAGGAGACCGAAAACCCTGACCCACGCATACGGATACGTGCGTTGGAGCTGCTAGGTAAGATATCAGACGTTGGGTTGTTTGCTGAGAAGTCTGAAGTGACCGTAACGCACCAAACATCGGACGATCTGAAGGATAAACTACGCGAAAAGCTGTCTAGGTTGGTAAACCCCAGTGAAATTGAGGATGCGATCACGATTGACGGCGCTATTATCGACGTAGATAAGGAGTTGGGCCTCAATGTCTAGCAATTTAGCTAACTTAGCTAAAGATATGGACTTCTCACCAGAGGATATCCAGCGCATACTGGACAATCTAGACTCGTTTAGCCCCGAAGAGCTTGTCGAGATCGACACAATCGTGGGAGAACTCTCCACGCGGAAGGCAAATAAGGCGGCGCATGACGATCTCATAGAGTTTTGCAAGGCGATGATGCCGGGGTTCATAGTAGGGAAGCACCATAGAATCCTCGCAGACATGCTTATGTCGATTGAATCTGGAGATGAAGACCGTATATGTGTCAACATTCCACCACGACATGGTAAGTCACAGCTTGTGTCTATTTTCTTCCCTGCATGGTTCTTAGGTAGGAACCCAAACAAAAAAGTGATGATGGTGTCACACACCACAGACTTAGCGGTGGATTTTGGGCGTAAGGTTCGTAACCTTATTGCCGTAGAAGAGTATAAATCTATATTTCCAGAGGTTTCTCTTGCGGTAGACAGTAAATCAGCTGGTAGATGGAACACAAATTTTGGAGGAGAGTATTTTGCGTGTGGTATTGGTTCTGCTTTGGCTGGGCGTGGCGCTGACCTATTGTTGGTCGACGACCCTCATTCTGAACAAGATGTTATCAACGGCAACTTTTCCGTCTTTAAAAAAGCTTACGAATGGTTTACCTTCGGTGCCCGGACACGACTAATGCCCGGGGGGCGTGTAGCTATCGTGCAGACTAGGTGGCATATGGACGACCTAACAGGTCGTGTGACCAACGATATGGTTAAGAATGAGGAGGCTGACCAGTACGAAATCGTTGAGTTCCCTGCAATTTTAGACTCTGAAGACAAAGAGGGTAAACCAATAGAGAAGCCCCTATGGCCGGAGTTCTTTGATCTTGCGGCGTTAAAGCGAACCAAGGCCTCAATGCCTGCGTTCCAGTGGAACTCGCAGTACCAGCAGCAGCCCACATCCGAAGAAGCTTCTATTGTGAAGCGTGAATGGTGGAACATTTGGGAGAACGACAAGCTCCCGTCGGTTGAGTACGTAATTATGTCCCTAGATGCCGCGGCAGAGAAGCATAACCGGGCCGATTACACCGCACTTACCACTTGGGGCGTGTTCTTTCACGAGGAAACAAGTTCACACAACATTATTCTACTTGACAGTATAAAAGAACGGCTGGAGTTTCCTGAGCTCAAGGAGCTGGCGATGGAACAGTACAACCACTGGGACCCTGACGCGTTCATTGTGGAGAAGAAAAGTTCTGGTGTAGCACTCTACCAAGAGATGCGACGCATGGGCCTGCCTGTCACCGAGTACACACCCCACCGAGGGACTGGTGATAAGTTAGCACGGCTTAACTCTGTGTCAGATATTATTTCTTCAGGCATGGTCTGGGTACCCGCCACTCGTTGGGCAGACGAGCTCGTAGAAGAAGTGGCTGGGTTTCCATTCATGTCAAACGATGACTTAGTCGACAGTACGGTTATGGCTCTCCTAAGATTCCGTCAGGGTGGATTTATCCGTTTACCTACGGACATGGAGGACGATGACTCATATTTACATCGTAAGGCGGCGTATTACTGATGGGGATGACATACGTGTATATGTGTAGTATGGCTATCCACAGGACGTTGGTAGCGTCCGTGAGGACACTTCGTACCGAACCTCCCTCGTTAGTTGTGTCCTCACCCTACGAAGATAGCTTTCTATTTAGGCACTATATCTGCTATAGTGCCCTCAAACGAACCGAGTGAGGCAAGAACATGGCAGTCGAAAAACCTATGGAACCTAGTGATATTCTCTTTGAGGAGAACGAGCTAACCCCTGATTTAACTATCGAAGTGGAAGACCCAGAAGCTATAGAAGTTGTTATGGATGACGGGTCTATTGTGGTTGAGTTTGGTGATACACCTGAGATGGACGAAGATATTTCTCACGATTCCAACCTAGCTGAATTTATTGACGACGACGAACTCGAGGAAATAGCAAGCGAGCTAATAGAACACTTTTCCTCTGATCGTGAATCTCGCAGTGAATGGGCCAGTGCCTATATTAAGGGTATGGACCTTCTCGGTATGAAGGTAGAGGAGCGTACCGAACCGTGGAACGGAGCTTCTGGGGTGTACCACCCTATGATGACCGAAGCGGTGATTAAATTCCAAGCGCAGGCGATGGGAGAACTTCTCCCAGCAGCAGGACCCGTACGCAGCAAGATTGTAGGCAAGATGACATCTGAGAAGTTTGAGCAGGCACAACGTGTCGAGACCGAACTTAACTACCTTATTACTGAAAAGATGCCGGATTACCGTGACGAGATGGAACAGATGTTGTTCAAACTCCCGATGGCTGGCTCCGCATTTAAGAAAATCTACTTCGATCCTATAACAGAACGTCCTGTGTCCCAGTTTGTTCCTGCAGAAGACCTTGTAGTATCCTACGGTGCGTCTAATTTACGAACCGCGCCACGATTTACGCATGTTATGAAGCAAACACCTGAAGAAGTACTTAAACTACAGGTAAACGGCTTCTACCGTGACGTCGAACTGCCTGAAGCAACTAAAGATGTCACTGACATTGAAGAGAAGTACAACGAACTAGAAGGTTCTGAAGCTACTTACTCTGACGACCCACGACATACTGTTCTAGAAATGCATGTAGATTTAGACCTACCTGAGCCTTTCGATGATGTAGACGGTGTTTCACTGCCGTATGTAGTAACAATTGATAAATCGTCTAGCGTAATTCTAGCTATCCGTCGAAATTGGTATGAAGAAGACAGCA